CTGTTCTTTGCTTTTCTTTTAACATTTTTTTCTGACCTCTAACCTTTTGTTTTTGAGATTCATTAGGTTTTGACATCTCAACAGGTTTTCCGCCAGTTTTATATTTTGTTACTGCAGTTTTTTTCATTTTTTTTTCCTATTTTTAGACAATCCTGCTTCAGAAAGCGCGATTGCTATTGCTTGTTTTCTGGATTTCACTTTTTTTGGTGATTTTCCAATGTTCAACTCACCTCTTTTGAACTCTTTCATTACTTTTTTAACTTTTTTCTGTCCACCACTCAACTGTTTTCTCATACTGCTCCTATTAATCATTAATATTTATCTTTGCTTGATTGATTCCCATCTTTGCAAGACTTACTCCAGCTCGTAGTTTAGCCAAATCTTCGTTTTGTTCAAGTTTTTCTTCTTGATTAGCTTGGTTCATCATTGCTTTCATCTTATCAAGATTAATTCTTTCTTCATCATTGACTTTTTTACGCTCATTTTCCATTGCACGTAAGTCAACTTCTCTTGATTTTAATTTTAATAATGGGTCTCCATCCATTTGCGATGTAATTTTGTTTTCATCCATTGCAAATTCTTGTGTCATTTCAGCAATTAGTTGTGCTTTTCTTGCTTCAATCTTTTGTGTGATTTGTTGAATGACTTGTCCAACGGCTGGGTTAGCTTGTGCTTGTGGTTGTAATACTTGTAATTGACCAAACTCTCTAACAAACTCTAACTGAACTTGTTCTTGAGCCATAATAGATATGTGTTCTAAAATATTTTTTTGTATTGAACCCATAACCATTGGAGCATTTCTTACCATATTAAGTTGCATGAAGTTTAAGTGAGCTTCAATATGTGCTCTATGGTCTTGACCTGGAAATGCTTGAAAAGGTCTAGCTGCTAAAGCGTCAATGTGTTCTAAAGATGGATCTTTAGGCATTGGTTGTTGTGGTGGTGGTAAAATAGCATTTATGTTTTTTACACCTACTGCTTCATACATCGACCTGTACGCTTGGTACAGGTTATGTATTTGAGGATTTGATTGAGCAAGTTGCAATTGTGTTTGAGCTAAAGAAATTCTTTGTGTTTGAGAAAATATATTTGGATCAGCTATGGGTAAAATATCAACTCTGTCATCAAAGTCTGTTAGTTTAATTTGTCTTTGACCTCCTACAACATCATATGGATATTCTTTTGGTAAGTATGTTTTAAATACTTGTGCTAATAATTTAAATTCTTGTTTAAGGCCAACATACAATCTTTTGTGTACAGCGGACATAACTCTTGAACCTCTTTCAAGTAACGCGACAGTTGTTCCAACAGCCGCTTGTTGATTCATGTCACCTACTTGCATATCTGCAATAGCCGCGAACCGTTGACCAGCACCCACAACTACACCTAACAATTGTAAAAGGACCGCGGATGGTTCTTTGAAAGGTAAAGTCATAAATTGATCTCTGATGTTTCCACCAGGTGCATCTACATCTCTAAACTCTCCAGGTTGTAATGGTTGAGCATCATCTCTAACTCTAATACCTCTAGATTTAAATCCGGCAGGTAAATTTGCTAAAGTTCCTGCATCTAACAATTGTCTCAATGCAGAAGTAGCTGTTCTTGATAATCCACCAATCATGTGAATTAATCCAAAACCATAAAAACCTAAACCAGGTAAAAATTTGAAATGCACAAAATAATTTGTTTTGTTTTTCTTAATATCATTCTCTGCATAATTTCTTCTAATAGATAAAACTTTTCTAGATGACTCTTCAACTGTTACCACATACGGAAGTTTAATTCCTGTTGACATACCTTGTGAATCTAAATCTTCAAAACCTTCTAAATCTAAATTAACATGACATTCTAATAATGTATAAATGTCATCTTGTTTATTTTGTTTGATTCCTTCCAGCTCTTGTTCTTTTTTTGTAATTTCATCGCTAGACATTTGTGGTGGATTTAATGTGATGTCTCTGTAGAAACCACCTACTTGTTGTTTTCTTAAATCATTTTCAGACATCTTGATGATATGCACAACGGCTTCTGCATCATCTAAATTTGTTGCTGAGTAGGGAACTACCAAATCATCGGCAGGTATGAATTTTGAAACCGCCCTACCCAAAAGTTCATCATAGTAAACTTTTTTAAAAGTTGACCCGCTCAAAGGGAGATAGAATAGCATTTGGTCAAACTCTGGTTCATATTCTTTCATCTGATCCATGATTTGATAATTCATAAAATCTTTGACTCTGTTTGCTTGGTCTTGTTTAGCAGGAGTTTCTAATCCTAAAATCTGTGTTCTAACAGGACCATCCGCAGGTAATAATTCTTTGTATGCTTGTGCTTGGAATTGAGTAACAGCTTCAGATAAAACAGGGTGTGTTACACCACTTGCACCTCTAAATGGTTCTGTTCTTCTTTCGTATTTAAATCCTAAAAGATCCAAACCATTTCTATAAGTGTCCTCCCAATCTTTTCTTGAAGATCGGTAGTCCATATAATCAGAAGTTAATTTAGAACCTAATGGATCTAATGTTGCATCATCTAATACTTCAGCTAAATTTTGAAAATGAGATGTTGATTGTGGCTCAATGGCACTTGGGTCAAAAGATACTTCCGCACCACCATCTTCAGTTGTAATTACTTCGACTTCATCTGTTGATGGAGTTTCTTCTTCAGAAACTGTTTCAACTTCATTAATATCTTCTAACTTAATATCTTCCGGTTGATTGGGTAATGATTTATCTATTTCTGCCATTATTTTCTCCTAAATAGGCTTTCAACACCTTGTGAGTCTGGGCCCTTCTCAGGAGGCACTGTATCAGTTAATTTATTTTTTGCAAGTCCTCCTTTTGCGAATAGAGGCATGCCTAATAGATCATAGATTTGTAGTATACCTTCTAAACCTAATTCAGCTGCTGCTGCCGATGGTCCACCAACTAAATTAATGATTCTTTCTCTAATAGATTTTTTAACACTACCACCTTTTTTAAATGAACCCATGTCGGCTGATGTTCCAGAACCACTCATAAAATCAGATACACCTCCCCATGAAGATTGATAACCACCAGTGTTTGAAGATTGATTTTCTCTAGCAACTTGTTGTGTAAGGTTTCCCAATATTCTTTCAGATAATGCATCTGAAACTTTGCTTGCGGCTACTTGTTTTGCTCCAGCTCGCATTGCTTCTGCTGGACCAGTAAGACCACCACTAAAAATAAAACTAGCTATAGATGGACCATATTTTCTTGCTGCGTCCATTGCAGTAGTTACAGCTTTACCTGGACTTAAACCTAAAGCTAATGGAACTACATTAGGATCAAAATTTAAATCTTCTTCTTCAGTCGTGCCGTATGTTGCAGGACCCATAGAATTTAAAGAAGCTGGTTGATTAGTCGTGCCGTATGTTGCAGGACCCATAGAATTTAAAGAAGCTGGTTGATTTGCTGTATCAACAGTTGCTCCACCTGGTTCGCTTGTTGGACCATATGCTTGAGTAGAAAAACCTGAAAAACCAAATTCATCTTTTGGATCAAATCTTTTTAAACCAGAAGAGTCTACAAAATCTTGATCAACCAATTCTCCTGAATAATATTTATAACCTCCATATGGTCCCGCGTTTTTGTCATAATAAACAAGTTTTCCACTTCTAGGATCATAATCAATGGCGAGACGTCTTAAATTATTAGGACTTTTAAAATAATCTTTTTCTAAATTAAATCCTTCGGCGTAAGGATCTACATAATCAGAATCTAAACGAGATCTAGCTCCTTCAACATATTCATTTAAGTTGGTGTTATTTTTTATGTTCTTATTAAAATCTAAATATTTTTGTAAAATATTTAATCTAGATTCATCGTCTTTTCCAGTGATTCCTATATCTTTTAAATATAAATCTTTAGAATTAACAGAAGCTGTTTGAGCTTTAGGTGTAACAGTAGGTGTGTTTGAATTTTCATATTGTTGTCTTAAATCTCTATAAAGTTGAACTTGATCATCTGGAATTAATCTAGATCCACCAACTACATTTCTAATTACAGTTCCAGGTATCTCTGACAAAGGTTGTCCGGTTGTAATGGTTTGAAAATTATAAGCAGATCCATCTTCATTTATAAAAGGTGAATTTTCTACACCATTTTGAGAAAAAAAGTTTTCTCCTAAATTATAAACAGCAGCTCCTGCTAAATTACCCAAACCACCTAAAATTGGATTACCTGCCACAACTCTTTGTGTAACATCATAGCCACCTAATTTATTATAAGTTTCTCTGTCTATTTGTTTGCCAACTTGTCCTCTTAAAAATTGATTAAAGCCTACATGATCTTGAAAGTTGTCATACATTTTTGTTGGTGTTAATTCATTAAGTCTATAGTCATTTATAATATTTTTTAATCCAGAATTAATAATATTAGTAATTCCGCCTTCTTGAAGACCTACTCTTCCACCATTTACATAACCACCTTCTGCTTTTTTAGTTCTTGTAATTCTATCCATTTCTTTTTGAAAATCTACATAACCACTGTCATTGATTTCTTTTAATTTTTGTATTTCTTCGTCAGTCATTTTTCTAGAAATGTTTTGTGCTTTATCTTCTAGATCTAAATACTCAAATCTTTTTTCTAATGAATCTAGTTCATCTAATTGATCTCTACTAATCAACCTACTGTCTCCAGACATTTCTGCCTCTTCGGCTCTTCGTTTTAAAAAATCTAATCTTGATCTATTAATCTCTCCTGGTTGAGGATCTAGTTTTCCAGTTTTGTACTGACCATAATAATATTCTAATTCATCTTTTCTTCTTTTAACTGCTTCTAATGCTTCTTTAACAGTGCCTTCACTTAACCAACCTTCAGTGTCTCCTAGTTCTACTTCTAAATCTACAATCTGATCATCTGTAAGTAGTTTTGATTTATTTTTAATTTTTGAAAGTTCTTTGATTAATCTCGAAGCCCCTCTTGCAACAAAACCACCTGTCGCCATACCTGAAGGATCAAAGTCACCTTCGTCCATCATTTCTTCTGCTGTTTTTTGTTTTCTGCTTTTTATTTTTTCAATTGTGTCTCTGTTTTGTTTATTAAGTCTTGCTAAAATTTCATCTTCTGTTTCTGCAGTCTTTTTAAATAAACTCCCCACTCCTTTTTGTTCCATTTCTTTTATCTCTTCGCCAAAAGTTTTTTTGTATTTAAATGGAATTATTTTCTGTTCTTGTCTGATTGTTTCTGCAGCTTGTTGTTTGATTTTTAAATTTTCTAAATTATTAGGTTGTCTTCTCATAGCTTTAATAAAGTTACGAGTTAACATCTCAACAAGTTTTGCGTATTTTGAAATCATTAATAGTATTTAATCTCCTGTTGTGGAAGAGGCTCGTCTACATAATCTTCAGGGTGAGATACAAATCCTCCCTGTCTAAATCTCATAACAGCTTGAGTCATTGAGTCGACCAAGTCATCATGATCTCCATATGGAAACGCCGCGCATTCCTCAATTACCTCTTCTGCAAACTTTTCTTCAGGTGCCCAAACTTGTCCCGATTCAAAAATGGGTGCTACTGCATTAATCCTAGCGTGTTTATCATTTCCTTTAGAAGGAGTGAAATTCACGACTGGAATACCCATTTTACGCAATTCGTACGTTAAAGGCAAGCCCGAAGCTTTAGATTCTATCACAACTGTCTCTGGTTTCCA